ACCCGGTTCATCCGCCTCGAGGACTGGGACGCCTCTGCCGGCGTCGTCGACGAGCAGCTGCTCGCGGGCCGGGAGTGCCACGGCGGCCTCGACATGGGCTCGGTGTCCGACCTGACCGCCCTCGCCTGGGTCTTCCCGGACCGGCCGGCCGACCGCTACGACGTGCTGTGGCGGTTCTGGCTGCCGGAAGCGGCCCTCGAGGACCTCGACCGGCGTACCGCCGGCTACGCGCGGGCCTGGGTCCGTGAGGGCTGGATCGCGACGACGCCCGGCGCGGTGTTCGACCCGTCGGCGGTCAACGACCAGCTCGACCAGGACGCGCAGAAGTTCGTGGTGCGGACGGTCGGCTACGACCGGTGGGGCGCGAACGACGTCACCCGCAAGGCCGGCGAGGCCGGCATGCAGATGGTGGCCATCGGCCAGGGCTTCGCCGCGCTGAGCGCGCCGCTGAAGGAGATGCTCCGGCTCACGCTGGTCGGTCGGCTGCGGCACGGCGGCAATCCGGTGGCCCGATGGATGGTCGACAACTTGGCGGTGGCGATGGACCGGCACGGCAACGTGAAGCCGGACAAGGCCGCCGCCGCCGACAAGATCGATGGCGTTTCGGCCGCGGTGAACGCGCTCAAGGAGTGCATGGACGCGGCCCCGCCGGAGGTCGTGAACGCCCCGGCGACCGCACCGGCCGCCGCCCCGCCCGATCCGGCCCAACTCTGGCGTCCCTCGCGGCGTCTCGCTCTCTGAGGAGTCCGTGGTGGAGATCCGTATCGCTGTTCCGCGCGTCCCGCCGGGCCTGCTGGCCAACCTGCTGGGCCTGTTCGGCCTCGTCGGGGTCGCGCTGGCCGTTGGCGGGCTGGCCGGGAACTGGTGGTGGTCGGTGCTGGTCGGCGGTGTGTTCGCGGTGGGCCTGTCGTACGTCGCGCAGACCCAAGCGGCTGCCGCGACCGTCCAGGACGCTCCGACCGTGCCGCTTCGGGCCGTCGAGAGCCCGCGCGTTGACGAGCGGGCCCGGGAAGCCGCGTTCATGCGCGGTGAGCAGGTCCCGGCGAGCGCCTGATGCGTCCCTGGCTGGTCCCGGCGCGCCGCGCCGCCGAGTCGGGTGCCGTCCGGGCTGCCGAGGCGACGCCGGAGCAGCTCGTCGCGACTGGCGCGCTCGTCGGCGGTTACGGCCGGGACCCGGTCGACGGCGACACCGGGTACAAGCCGGCCGGCGTCAAGGGCCGCACGGTCCCGTACTGGACCGCGGAGAAGGCGCGCACGGCGTCGGTGGCCGGCTACCGGTCGAACCCGATGGCCCGGGCGATCATCGACACGTACACGAGCTTCTGCGTCGGCGACAAGGGCCTCTCGCTGCAGGTGACCAACCCGAAGGTGCGGGCGATCGCCGAGGAGTTCTGGAATGACCCGCGCAACCGCCTCGGCACCATGCAGGAGCTGATGCTGCGCGACCAGATGGTCATGGGCGAACAGATCCTCGAGCTGATGACCGGCCCGGTCACCGGCGTCGTGCGGTTCAACCCGATCGACCCGCAGGCACTGAGCCACGTCACGCTGGTCAACGCCAATCCGCTGTGGCCGGAGAAGCTGTGGATCCGCTCGAACGTCGACGGGATGCAGGCGTACGGCGGCCGGTCGCTGACCGTCGCCCAGGTCGACGACCTCACCGGCCTCCGTGATGGCGAGGCCATGTTCTGGGCGCCCTGGCGAACGCTGCTGACCGACGTGCGCGGGATGCCCTTCCTCACGCCGGTGCTCGACTGGCTCGATAGCTACGACACGGTGCTGTCCAACCTCATCGACCGGACCGCGCTCGCCCGCTACATGGTCTGGGACGTCACCGTCCAGGGCTCGCAGGGCGACGTCGACAACTTCGTCCAGCGCCGCGGCGGCACCCACGTCCCGCCGTCCGGCTCGGTCGAGGTCCACAACGAGACCGTCACCTGGGAAGCCAAGAACGCGCAGACCGGGGCGTTCGAGGACACCGTGGCGAACGCAGCGACGCTGACCAACATCGCCTCCGGATCCGGCCTCGCGAAACACTGGCTGGCCGAGCCAGACCGCACCAACCGGGCCACCTCGAACTCCATGGCGGAGCCCGTGCGGCGACGCATCTCCGGCGTGCAGAAGACCTATCTCGCCCAGCAGACCGAGCTGGCCCGCTTCGCCGTCGATCGGGCCGTCGCGTCCGGGCGGCTCCCGCGGATGGTGCCGGCGCTCGATCCGCAGACCGGCGAGGAGTACGAGATCCCGGCCGCGCAGGCGGTAACGGTGACCGGCCCGGAGATCGCGGCGGCCGACGCCGAGGTGAACGCGCAGATCCTGCTCAACCTCTCGACCGGGCTCATGCAGCTCGTCGAGTCCGGCGTGCTGTCCTCGGCGGCCGCGAAGGTTGCCGCCCGTAAGGGCTGGGAGGACTACGTCGGCGTGCCGTACGAGGCGTCGCTGGACTCTCCGGACGCGAGCCCGGGCGACGTGGCCACCCATATCGATGACCACCAGGACGACAACGTCCGCCCCATGCCGCGTCCGCTGCTGGTCGCCGGTGGCACTGACCAGGGCCGATAGGAGACCACAGATGAACATGGCGGAGGCCGCGCGCCGGCTCGGCGTGGCGGAGCACGAGATCTTCGACATCAAGGCGCACGCCGGCTGGTGGCACGTCCTGCACCACGACATGGCCAGCCACGAGGAGGAGTGGAAGCCGGTCCCGGTCGCCGCCGACGACCCGGCTGTCCCGGCCGCGGAGGATGCGCCGGCCGCCGAGCCGGTCGACGACGATCCGGACGGCCCGGGCGTCGACACCGACGGCGACGGCGTGCCGGACGGCAGTGCCCGACAGATCCTGGCGTGGGTCGACGGCGACCACGACCGAGCCGCCCAGGCGCTCGCCGCCGAGTGGGGCCGCGAGGCGCCGCGCAGCACCCTAGTCGCCGCGCTGGAGAAGGTCGTCGGCTGATGGAAACGGCGACCGAGGCAGCGACGGCCCCGTACGGCGACGTCGCGTACGCAGACACTGGCCTGCGCAAGGACGGCAAGAAGCGGTACCCGATCGACACCAAGGAGCACGCGCGCGCGGCCTGGTCGTACATCAACCGGGAGAAGGACGCCGCGTTCTACTCCGCGTCGCAGCTCAAGACGATCAAGAACAAGATCAAGGCGGCGCTGAAGAAGTTCGGGGTGGCGGTCTCCGCACAGGAGTCCTTCATCGGTACGGGGCGCACTTTCGACGAGATCAAAGACCTGGTCCGCGACGCTCTCAGCGCCCGGATCCGGCAGGCGACCGGCATGTCGTACTGCTACGTCTGGATCGTCGACATCTCCGACGCGGACGTGATCTACACGTGCGCCGACGAGGACGACCTCATGCAGTGCTCGTACGAGATCGCCGACGACGAGTCCGTCGCGCTCGGCACGCCGGTCGAGGTGGTCCGGACCTACGCGCCTGCCGACACCGTGCGCAATCCGCCGCCCGAGGCCGACGAACCGGAGTCCCCGCTGGTCGCCGGGGAGGGTCCGGACAGCTCCGAAGAGGTCGCCATGGAGTCCGAGCGGGTTCCCGGGCGCGTCATCGAGGCCAAGGGCACCGACGCGGCCGGCGGCCGGGTGTTCCGTACCCGGATCATCGCCTACGGCGACAGCAAGAATGGGCGCCGGTACCCCGAGGCCGTCATGCGCGAGGCCGTCGCGAAGTACGAGGGCGCGAAGGCGTACGACCACCACCGGACCGCCGAGGAGCTGCAGACCTCGACGATTTCCGGCCTGATCGGCTCGTACCGCAACGTCGAAGCCGAGGCGGACGGCCTGTACGGCGACCTGCACCTGCTCCCGTCCGCCACCCACGCCGCCGAAGCCCTCGACGCGTCGCTGGCCGCGCAGGAAGCCGGCCTCGAACCGTCGGTGGGCGTCTCCCACGACGTGCAGGCCCACTTCCGCCCCATCGTCGCCAACGGCCGCCGGATGCAGGAGGCCGTCCAGGTCGCCTCGGTCACCTCGGCCGATGTCGTCGCCAATCCGTCCGCCGGGGGCAAGGCCGTCCGGGCCGTCGCCGGCGGAGAACCCACCACCGAAGAGAACTCCGAGGAGACTGACGTGACCGTCACGACCGAGGCTGTGCTCGCCGCGCTCCAGACCGCATCGCCCGAGCAGCTCGCGGCACACGGTCTCGCGAAGGCGGCCAGCGCCACCGAATCCGTCCAGCCGTCGACCACCCTTCAGCGCGCCGTGGAGAGCGAGACCGCGGCGCCCGAGCGCACGACCGAGGCGGCCGACACCGCCAAGGGCTCGTTCCTCGGCAAGATGCTGATCAAGTCGAAGGTCGAGGAGGCCGGCCTGCCGGTTGCCGTGATCGAGTCGGTGACGGCCGCGCTGCCGGAGCGCATCACCGAGGCCGCCGTGGACGCCCAGATCGCGACGCTGCAGGCCGCCATGGGGATCGTGGAGCGGCACGAGCTGCGCCCGACGGTCACCACGACGGTCGCGCAGGAGTCGCTGGACAAGAAGAAGGACGCGCTCGACAAGTTCTTCACCCAGGACTACAGCGGGTACAAGTCGTTCAAAGAAGCCTTCATCGACATTACCGGGCGGGCCCCGCGGTCGGCGTTCGACGAGGACTTCAACCGGGTGATCATGCGCGAATCGATCGGTGACTTCTACGACTCCGGCGAGCGGGCCACGGAGTCACTGTCGGCCTCGAGCTGGAACCTGGTCCTCGGCGACTCGATCACCCGCCGGCTGGTCGCCGAGTATAACCAGCCGGACCTGCAGAACTGGCGCATGATCACCAGCTCGATCGTGCCGATCAACGACTTCCGCACCCAGCGCATCGACCGCATCGGTGGCTACGGCACGCTCCCGACGGTCAACCAGGGCCAGCCGTACCAGCCGCTGACCTCCCCGACCAACGAGGAAGTCACCTACGCGATCACCAAGCGGGGCGGCACGGAAGACGTGACCCTCGAAATGATCGCCAACGACGACGTGCGGGCGATCTCCCGGATCCCGAAGAAGCTCGGCCTCGCCGCGGCGAACACGCTCTACCAGTTCGTGTGGAACTTCATCACCACGGCGGCCGGCACCACGAGCAACTCCGGCGCGACCATCTACGACTCGACGACGCTGTTCACCGGCACCTCGGGTCACGCGAACTACGTCAACAACGGCTCCGGGTCGGCGCTGTCGCAGTCGGCGCTGTCCGCCGGCCGGCTGCTGATGCGCTCCCAGACCGCGTACGGCGACACCCAGCAGTTCATCGCGCCAACGCCGCGCTTCCTGGTCGTGGTCAACGACATCGAGGAGCTGGGCTGGCAGCTCGTCAACTCCGCGGTCGCCCTCCCGTCGCCGGCGAACACCCCGCCGCAGTCGACCGGCGCGGCGAACACGCCGAACCTTCACCAGAGCCTCGACCTGATCGTCCTGGACTACATCGCCAACGCGACCTCGACGACCGCTTGGTGGCTGGTGGCCGACCCGAACCGGATCCCGACCATCGAGGTCGGTTTCTACCAGGGCCAGCAAGACCCGGCGCTGTTCACGCAGTCGGACCCGACCGTCGGCAGCGTCTTCAACGCCGACAAGGTCACCTACAAGATCCGCCACATCTACTCGGGCGCGGTCCTGGACTTCCGCGGCTTCGTTAAGGGCAACGTCTGAGCCTTCGGGCTCGAAAACCCTTCCATAGCAACGAATTTCACCCGCTCCGGGGTCTCCTCGGGGCGTTTTTCATGCCCGAGGAGACCCCACCATGCAGTTCAAGGAACTCGCAGGCGACCTGGCGTTCGAATTCTTCGTGCCCGGCGTCGCCGCCGGCACCGCGATCGAGTGGCCGCAGTTCGTCATGCCGTGGAACGCCACCATCACCGGTCTGACCTGGGTTCCGGGCGCCGCGGTGACCGCGAACGGCACCAACTACGCCACGATCAGCGTCCGCAACCGCGGCGCGTCCGGTTCCGGCACGGTCGTGCCGGCGTCGCGGGCGTACTCGGCGACCAACTCGTCGGCCCAGGTCGCCGAGGCGCTCACGCTGTCGTCCACGGCGACCGACCTGCAGCCGTCGGCCAACGACGTGCTCACGATCAGCGTCGCGCACACCGGATCCGGCCTGCTGATCCCGGCCGGCCTGGTCCAGGTCGCGCTCCGGCTGCGCTGATGTCGGCCCAGTCCCGGCCAATCCAGGTCAACGCCGCCAGCTCTGGCGTCCTGGTCGCGAATCAGTGCTCCCTGCGGGGCTTCTGGCTCGTCACCTCAGCCGCCGCGACGGTCACGCTCTACGACAACGCGTCGACGAACGCCGGGATCGTGCTCGCGCAGTGGACAACCGCCGGGGCCGGCACCGACAAGTCGTTCGACATCAACGACGGCGCCCGCTGCGAGAACGGCATCTACATGCAGGTGTCGACCGGCACCGTCACCGGCAACGTCCGGATCGGCTGACCGATGCCCACCGGAACGCTGACGAGGGTCGCCAAGAGCGCACCGGTGACCCTCACCCACACGTTCGTGGTGGGCGAAACCCCGACCGTCGCGGCCGGCTCGGTGACGGTGACCATCACCGACGCCACCGGCGCGCTCATCGTCAACGCCGCGACGGCCTCGCACGGCTCGACCGGCGTCTACACCTACGCGATGGCCGGCCAGGCCCAGCTGGCCCGCTACTCGGTCGCCTGGACCGGCATGTTCACCGGCTCGGCGGTGACCGAGACCGACTACGTCGAGATCGTCGGCGGATTCTGGTTCAACCTCGCCGACGCGCGCAACTCGGATCCGAGCCTCGCCGACGCCAGCCGGTTCAGCACGGCCGCGCTGGCGTCCTCGAGGCAGGAGGTCGAGGACGAGGCCGAGTTCATCTGCGACCGGGCGTTCGTCCCGCGGTACCGCCGGGCCGTGCTGGACGGCTCCGGGTCGCCCGATCTGCTGCTGACGGACTTCGAGTGGGCCGCGCAGGGCCGTTCGGCGGCCGACATCCGGGTCATCCGGTCGGCGACGATCGCTCCGCAGGTCGGCCAGACGTTCGTCGCGCTGACCACGACCCAGCTGGCGGCCTGCACGCCGACCGCTGACGGGCTGCTGCGGCGTACGGACGGCGGGATCTGGACCGAGGGCATCCAGAACGTCATAGTCGAGTACGAATACGGCCTCGATTCGCCGTCCTCGGACCTCGTCCGGGCCGCCCTGGTGCGGCTCCGGGACCGCCTGTCGATCCCGCTGACCGCGATCCCGGACCGGGCGAGCAGTTTCACTGCGGTCGACGGCGGCACGTACCGCCTGGACATGCCGGGCGCCTTCAAGACCGGCATCCCGGGCGTCGACGCCGCATATTCGCGGTATTCGCGCCGCTCCGGCGCCGGAACGGGCACCGGCCGGCCGCAGGCGGCCTCCCGGACGCTGTCGTACGACGTGCAGACCAACTCGCTGTTCCACCAGAGGCTCTGATGGCCGGCACGAACGCCATCGCGGTGAAAACAGCCCTCCTCGGCCTGTTCAAGACGGCGATCGCCCCGGTGCGCATCGACGACTCGTACTTCGGCCGCCTCGAGGAACGCGAGTACGTCTACTTCGGGCACATCGTCGGCGAGCAGGAGCCGATGGTGTACCGCGCCGGCTCCCGACAGCCGCGGCAGGAGATGCTGACGGTTCCGCTGCACCTCGAGGTGGTCAAGCCGAACGCGCTCACCAGCGACACGGACGCCCGCGCGGGCATCATCGGCGCCGCCATCGAGGAAGCCCTGGCCGCCGATCCGACGCTGGCCGCGCTCGCCGTGCCCGGCCTGCTGGCCGCGTGGGTCTCGAACTTCACGCTGACCTCGTTCTATCCCTCCGACGGCGTCGCGGCGACCGAGCTCGTCTACACGATCACCGTCCAGTCGAAGCTGGGGTAACCATGGCGCTCACGCCCACCGTGCTGATGGACGCGAGGATCTACCTCGAGACCGCCGACCTCACCGGCTGGTCGAACAAGGTCGAGACGAATGCGTCGGCCGCCGAGGAGGACATTACGAACTTCGGCTCCGGCGGTTGGAAGCAGCGGACCGGCGGCGAGCTCGACACCGACGTCTCCCTCGAGGGGTTCTTCGAGCAGTTGGACCTGAGCCGGCCCGATGACACGTTCTGGGCCAACCTCGGATCCAACCAGGCCGCCCTGACGGTGATGCCGACATCCGGCGCGGCCGGCGTGCTGACCTACCTGTCCCGGGTGCAGGTCATGGACTACAAGCCGGGCGGCGCGGTCGGCAAGGTGCTGCCCTGGTCGGCCAGCCTGAAAGGCAACTGGCCGTTCGTGCGCGGCCTGGTCCTGCATCCGCAGGGCACCGCCCGGACGTCGACGGGCAACGGCACCGGCTTCCAGCTCGGCGCGGTCGGCTCGGCGCAGCGGATGTACGCGTGCCTGCATGTCCTGTCGATATCCGGCACCGGCACGCCGACGATCACCGTGTCGCTGCAGTCGAGCGTCGACAACACCTTCGCCTCGCCGACGACCCGGATCACTTTCGCGGCCGACACCGCGCTCGACGGCCAGGCGCTGTCGCTGCTGGGCCCGGTCACCGACCAGTGGTGGCGGGCGTCCTGGACGATCTCCGGCACCACGCCGAGCTTCCTCTTCGCGGTCAGCGCGGGCATCGGGCCGAAGTGAGCGCCGCCGTCTTCAACCTGGCGTTGGACCGCGGCAGCTACTTCCCGCTCACCGTCCAGGTCACCTCGTCCGGCGCGGTGCTCGACCTCACCGGCTGGACGAACGCGGTCCTCACGGTCACGGAGCGGGACACGGTCGGCCCGACGGTGCTGGACACCATCGCCGGCACATTCGCCGCGGCCGCCGGCCAGGTGCTGATCGACCTGTCCAGCTCGCGCACCGGCGCTTACGTCTGGTCGTCGGCCATCTACAAGGTCGAGGCGACCGACGCCGCCGGCCAGGTCCGCCGCCTGATCCAGGGCGCCGTGACGGTCAGTCCCTAGCTCCATCGCCGCCTGCTCCCGAGGAGATACATTCCATGTCCAAGACCCGCTACTCCGTGCAGACCGGCGCGGCGGTGGCCCTGTCGGCGGCGACCGCGAAGACGGTCCTCGCCGTGCTGGCGCCGGCCCAGTTCGGTGTTGACCTGACCGGCTACGAGATTGCGTTCGACGGCGTGACCGCCTCGGCGGTGCCGGTGCTGATCGAGATCTGCCAGCTGTCCGCCGCGACGAACTCGACGCCGGGCACGAACAACACCACGGCGACGGTGAACCAGACCGCCGGCCGGTCCATCACCGCCGGGTTCACCGGCTTCTACAACAGCACCGCGGAGCCGACCGTCCTCACCCCGGTCGACAGCTTCACCGTGACGCCGAACGGCGGCACCGTGATCCGCGACTACCAGGCGCCGAACACGCCCGACTCGGCGGTCTCGACCGGGTTCGCGATCCGGTGCACCGCGCCGGCCGTCGTCAACGTCCGGGCCACGCTCTGGTTCGAGCGCTGCTGACCTTCCGCGCTGTTCCGGGCGCCCCGCGCCCGCATGATTCGGTGAGGTGATCGGGGGCTCGCATGGCAGCTCCCGCCTTCGGCACGTCCGGAACCCTGCTGACCGGCACCGCCAGCACCGCATCGTTCGCGGTGCCGGCCAGCGTCGCCTCCGGCGACCTCATCGTCGTGGTGTTCTTCCTCGACGGGTCGAACACGGTCACCGCCTACCCGTCCGGGTTCGCCGAGGCCGAGAACAGCCCCGTCACGTTGCCGGCCGGCGGCGGCCAGCATTCGCTGCATGTCGTGTGGAAGCGGGCGACCGGCGCCGACACCGGCACCTACGACTTCACCTTCTCGGCGTCGGCGTACCGGGAGGGCGCGGCCCACCGGTACACCGGCGCGATCGCCTCCGGCACGCCGTTCGACTCGCCGACCGGCTCGGCCAGCGACACCGCGAACGGCACCACGACCCCGCCAGTGAGCACGACGACGCTCGGCGCGGACCGGCTGCTGCTGTTCGCCGGTACCGACTGGTCGGGCGGCTCGTGGACGCCACCGACCGGCTACGCCGAGCGGATGGACGGCGGCGTCGGCCTGGTCACCCTCGACGACCTCGCCCAGGCGGTCGCCGGCAGCTCCGGCAGCGTCTCGGCCACCTCGACCGGCAGCAACAAACGGACGGCGTGGATCGGCGCCCTGATCCCGGCCGGCGCCGCCGCGACCTCCGGCGTCCAGCCCCTGGTCGTCACCGCCGCCGGACCCGCGCCGCGGCCGACCGTGATCCTGCAGCAGGCTCCGACCCTCCCGGCCGGTGCGCCGCAACCTCTGGTGGTCACCGCGGCCCGGCCGCCCGCCGGGCCGCTCGCGATCCTCACCCGCGGCACCCTGGTCGACCCACCAGTCCTGACGACCCCGAGCCCGACGGTGGTCACCGCGCCAGTGCCGGTCCGGCCGGGCCAGGTGCTGCTGCTGCAGAATCCGCAGCCTGCCGTGGCGCCGGTCTCGGGTCCGACGACGGCGCCAGTCGTCATCACGTCACCGGTCGCCGCTTCGGCCGCCTTGGCGATCGCCATCCGCAGTCCGGCCGCGACCGTCGCCGCCGCCACGCCCGTCCCCTATGTGATCACCCAACCGGCCCCGACGCCGGCGACGCCGCGGCCGATCCTGGCCCGCAGCAGCCTCGTCGACCTCTATGCCGGC